TTACCTTGTTCATCATAAGAAGGTATAATAACCATATTTTGGTATCTACCTGATGTACAGTATCCTATATTATATTTTTCTATATCATCATCTGTAATGCCTCTAGATTTTAAATAAGATAAAGCTGTTCTGCCTTCAATATTTGAAGAGGTTATGTTTTTAAATGATTGGAATTCTTTAGGTAATTGAAGATTTTTATTAGTAACAACAACATCTCTTTCTGTTTCATTACCTATTAACTTAAATAATTCTTCAAATCTATTAGGTGATGCCTTTACTTGTTTAAATAAAGAAGATATTCTAGTACCTTTTTTATTACAAACCCAACAATGCCAAGGATTATAACCTTTTTTATTTTCTGAAAAGTTAACTTCTAGTTTAGGTTTATGGTGATTACAAAAAGGACAAGTGTAAGCTTGATTGCCTCTTGCAGTTCTTTTTCCTGTTCCTAATACAGAATTAACTAAATTAACAAGTAGTTCATTTACCATAGGGAGTAATGTACGTAACTAATTTGGGGTATCAACGCTTAGTCAAAATCCTTTGTATAAAACTTACCTAGAATATTGTCGTTCCAAAATTCATCGGGTTTTTCTAATGCTTGATAAATAAATAAATATTTTGTTTCGTAATATGTTAAGAGTTTTTTAGTAGAACAAACTTTAATAATCCATTTTTCCCAATTTTCTTCAGGTTCTGTTTTAACTAATTCTAATAGTTCTTTATTTGAACCCCAATAAGATTTCCAATCGGATTCTTTAATTGCTAATTTATAAGCAGGTCTTCTACCTACAACACCTTCATATTGTAAAAGATCTTTTTTAGTTAATTTTACTTTTCTAGTAAAATATAAGATTTTTTTACCTATGTAAGCTTTGCCTGTAGGGATGTGGGTTATTTTATAAACAAACCCATAAGAATCATCTGGAAAATCAGATATGTCTTTTATTTCTTGATCTTGGTGTTGCCAATTTATCATACATCGAAGTTTACCATAACAGTAGTATCTGTAAACTGTGAAACAGGTAATGGGAAAGATAATTTTCCTACAGCTACTAATTCTTTTGTTTCATTATATAAACCTACACAGGTTATATATGGTTCAAAAAATGAACCCGAAACAAAAGGATAATATGATTGGTTATCTGCTCCAGCTACTGATGCTGTTAGTAGTGAAGGATTTGTTGAAAAACCAAATTCATTTTCTAATATGGTGCATTTATATTGTTGTTCATATATCGTAAGTGATGAACTAAAATTAATTGTAGTATCAGCAAGTTGGGAAGGATCATCGTTTATAAATTTTCCTATATTTTGACAACTATGAGTTGTAAGAACTGCTATACCGTGTGAATAAAATATTTGTCCTACTATTTCAGATCCACTTATAATATTACCATCTCCATCATCTGTTAAAAGGATTCCTTTATGAAAACCAGTGATAAATGATCCTGTATAAATAAATACAAAAGTATATGGAATTATTTTTTCACCATATAATTTAGTAGGAATTGAAATTGTAGTAATATCCTATCCACTTCCTGTAGGCCAATATCTATATTGAAGTAAAGATGATTGTAAATAATTATCATAAATAGGAGCTTCTATATTACCTTGTAAAACATCATCATCTCTAGTAACACCAAAAGTCATACTTCCAGTATTAGCTACATCACCCATACTAGATGTTAAAAAGTTTTTATAGTAAAGTTGTTTTGCGCTATTATATATAGAATTTAATGAAGAAGAATATACAAATCCTGATTGGATATTTGAGGAAGAAGAATAATGAATATTTCTTCCTTGAAAGATATTTGCTCCAATAGTAGATCCAGTAATAGCATTGCCAGATAAAGAAAATCCTTTATCAGCTATGAATGATGTTATAGTTACATCTTTTGTTGTAAATTGTTTCCAAGCGCTCATTCATTAGAAGTCTAGTTTGATCCTCATTAATAACTCTTTAGTAAAGTCTTTTAACAACGGTCTTGATAGTTTAGCAACTGCTACTAACTCTTGATTATTGTTATATAAACCTACTGTAGTAATATATACTTGAGGATCATTAATAAAGGAATCATACAATACAGAACCATCTGATCCTGAAATGAATGATGGATTAGTTGAATAGTTAAAGTTTTGGTTTTTAGCTCTTACAAATATAAAATCAGATGATAATTGTTCGTTAGAATTTAAGGTAAAACCTGGAGTTGTAGCTGCTTCTCCTCCTAAAAGTAAAGCATTATATAGTTTTTCTGGATTATTGTCTTCTGTGTTAGTATTTCTAAGAGTACCTAAATTAACTCCACCATCCGCAAATAACCCATCTAAAGCAGGTCCATTTAATAATAAAGTACCTATTTCAGGTAAGAACCAACCATATGAACCTGAATTGGCAGTCCATCCATTGGTGTTAACTCCTGTATAAACATTACCTGCTGAACCTGATACTAAATTATATACTCTACCGGCTTCAGAATAAATGGCAGCTCCACCTAACTTACTATCATCTGTAAGGTATAGATTTTCTGAACCACCTGAACCTGAAATACATAAAGTCATATTACCTGGTAGTAATTCTTCTTTATATCCTGAACGTTCTATTGGTAAAGCATAAAAATATGAAGCTGATTGATTACCAAATACAAATGAATCGTTTTCATCTCCTAAAATCAATGATCTATATTGACCATAATTAGTTCTAGTAGGTGATAAGTTAGGAACATTAGCATTATATAATACACTACCACTACCTTCACTATCACAATATGCAATTGCAAACTGAGTTGACCCAGTAACATTTGAATCAGCATAAATATTATAGTAGAATTGTCCTGTAGTACTAGCAACTTGAGTTGAAGATGTATAATAGTTTGTTAGTGTAGGAGCGTTATTTTCCCATACAGTACTAGTTACATTTTCTGTGCTTATTATCAAATCCCCTGAATCTAGAGGTGCAAAAGTAGCTATTTGATTTTGATTGTCAGCCATGTCTTAATTAAATTTTAGTAATTTGAATTGGTACTTGTACTCTTGCTCCAGAATCTCTACCAATAATTGTTAATGTGCTATATAAAGTAGTAGCTGCATTTCCACCTTGACCATATAATGTATTAACACCTGTTGCTGTTAATACACAACTAGTTCCAATTACAGTTCTTGATACGTTTGTACCGTTAGTTTGCATTGAAGCTGCGTTTAGGTTTTGTTCAGCTTGAGTTCCCAATCCTTGACCTAATACTCCGTTTTGAGTTGAGAATTGTCTCACATCACTAACTGTGAAAATATATCCTGAACTTTCTGATGTACTATTATTACCTAAGTAATTTAGTGTTTGAGGAGTAACTGTAAATGTTGATGTTTGTTTAAGTTTAATAACTGTAACCCCAGCAGTAACAACAGGCATTTTAGCTGTGTCTCTAGGTAAAGTTACTAACTTGTACTTCATCATTTGAGTTTCATCTGGGAAAGCTTCTAATAATGGCATATTTTGAATTGCTTCACCATAGTAAGCTGAACCTGATGGGTTTTCTGGATTGTATAGAGTGTAATCTATTTCATCATCAGATAGGGCAAATGATGTAATGTTGAAAGATCCGTCTCCTTTTGCTAGAAGCTCACGACCCTTTGTTGTAAGGATAGCATCTACTGTTACTACGTTGTTATTAAGATATCCCATTTAGTTTTTTATTTTGTTTATAAATATACAAATTTTTTACTTCTAATCCAAGTTTAACTAAACATCAAATGTATTTTTAGCATTTAGTTGTGTAATTAATGATTGAACATTTTTCTTTTGTACTGGTGTTAAATCATTTGGTATTAAGTATCCTGAAGGTATAGATGTATTTACACCTTGTGAACCTGAAGGTGGTGTTTGGTTTATTATTACTTTATTATCAGCATTTACTCTCTTTCTAACAGTAAAGTTATATATTTTACCTTCAGGAATTAAGTTTTCTAATGTTGATGGATCTGGTGTTACTTTTATTCTATTATATGATCTATATATAAATGTGTCTTGAGGACCACCATCTACATACCTTATATCACTAATAGTACCTGAACTTTCATCAAATCTATTACCATCATTAGTAGCAGTAAATATTTGTGTTACAAATAAAGATGATGAAGATGTTTGGTTAGATATATCATAAGTAACTCTAATCTCATCCCCTGCGTCTATTAAAAATGGCTCGTTATAGTCCTGATAGTTTTCAGTTTGTGAAGCTGAGTGGTTAAATATAAAGTAGTTACTATTATCATTAGGATCTATAAATGAACCTGATGGTAATCCTGGGTAATCCTTATCATTATTAATATTATATATTTGATCTTTAACCCATCTATTCCAACTATGTATTAGAGTTAATGAATCACCATAATATATTACATTACCAACTGTTTCTGAAATATTTAGTAAGTATGAGAATCATCCACCATTTAATTCTAAATATCCAGAACCTCTAGACATCCAGTATTCTTCAACATGATTACTTACTGCG